GGCGTCGCATCGGGAGGTGCGGGCGGAGTTTGAGCGTTTGCAGGCGATGAAGAATGGGGGCGCAGCGTGAAGCAGTCCGAAACCGAAACCCGCAATCTTGGAATCCGGGTGCCGACGGTGCGGGGCGATCGCTCGCGCGGGGCATCTGGCCTGGCGCGGGCCGGGAAGAGCAGGCGATCGAAGCACGCGAACATCCCTGTGATCGACCCGGTGTACGGCCGCTTCGACTCGAAGTGGGAGCATGCCTGCTGGATGAAGCTGGTGGCGCGCCAAAAGGCCGGTGAGATTTCCGAGTTGGAGCGCCAGGTTCCTTTCGAGCTGGTTCCGGCGCAGGTGGCGCCGATCAGCGGCAAGAAGGTGCGGCCGTCGCACTACATTGCCGACTTCGTGTTTGCCGAGAATGGCCGGCTTCGGGTACTGGACGCCAAGGGGCAGCGCACCGATCACTACAAGGACAAGTGGAAGCAGATGCTGCATGTGCACGGGATCGAGGTCGAGGAGTTGTCGAAGAAATGACCGCAAAACTGACGCCAAAGCAGCAGGCATTTGTGCGTGAGTACGCCGTGGACAAGAACGCTGCGCAGGCGGCGATTCGAGCTGGCTACAGCAAAGCGACCGCGAGAAGTGCAGGGCACAGGATGTTGACAAATGTTGACATTCAATCCGCCGTGGCTGAAAAGCTCAATGAGGCCGCCCAACGGACGGAATGGACGTTCGATCACTGGATTCAAAGGCTGGGCGAGGAGGCCAATGATTTCTCTGAAATGGCCAGCCATTCGGCGCGTATCGGCGCGCTAAAAGAGATTGGCAAGGCGCTCGGGCACTATGCCGAGGACAACAGCCAAAAGGGAAGGGCGCAGGCCGAGGCGTTCAAGGCCATGTTGGGCTCGATGTTCGCGGCTGGCGCGCAAGCGATCGTGAAGCCGGCCGCCGATGCCGCGACCTACAACAAGGACGGCGATGACGACTGACGCCGCTTGGGCCGAGGAAATGGTCGCCAAGTTCGGCGATGCCAGCATCCGCCTGGCGTCGCTCTACAAGATCGTGACCAAGGGGGAGTCGCCCGAGGATGGCCTGGTGGTCACGTTCCGGCCGAACTTGGCCCAGCGCCGGTTTCTGCGGCGCTTGTGGTCGCGCAACATCATCTTGAAAGCCCGACAGCTTGGCTTCTCGACGTTGGCCTGCATCCTGTGGCTGGACACGGCCCTGTTTTCTGCCGATCCGATTGCCTGCGGCATCGTGGCGCAGGACAAGGACGCGGCCGAGAAGCTGTTTCGCAAGGTGACGTTTGCCTACGACAACCTGCCGGTCGAACTGCGCCAGCACGCGGCGCTGGCCAAGCGCACCGAGTCGGAGATCGTGTTCGCGCACAACGGCGCCAGCATCCGCGTGGCCACGTCGATGCGCTCGGGCACGATCCACCGGCTGCACGTGTCGGAGTTCGGCAAGATCGGGGCCAAGTACCCGATGAAGGCCAAGGAGGTCATCACCGGCTCCATTCCGGCCGTGCCGATGGAGTCGGGCATCGTCATCATCGAGTCCACCGCCGAGGGCGCGAGCGGGCGTTTCTACGACATGAGCATGGCGGCCAAGAAGCTGATGGACACGCCGGGCCATGTGCTGAACCCGCGCGAGTACCGCATGCACTTTTACCCGTGGTGGCAGGAGCCCGGCTACACGCTGCCCGCCGATGCGGTGCGGCTGGATGAGACGGACGCGGCCTACTTCGCCAAGATCGAGGGCGAGCTGGGGCGCCGGCTCGCACCGGAGCAGAAGGCCTGGTACGTGGCGACGCTGCGCGCCGACTTCGCGGGCGAGCGGCCTTTGATGTGGCAGGAATACCCGTCATGCGTGGATGGCGACACGATGGTGTCCACCGTGGACGGCATGATCGCCATCCGCGAGCTGGTGCCCGATGGCAAAAGCATCACCAAGCACTTTGTGCAGGGCGTGAAACCTACGTTTGAGGTTGTGACCAAGTTGGGTTATCGCCTGGTGTGCACCGACGATCACCCAATCAAACTGGCTGACGGACGATTTATGAGCCTGGCCGACGGCCTGACTGTTGGCGGTCGGATTGCCATGGGCAGGCCGAGCCTGGGGCGCGTTGAGCAGTCGGTCGAGTGGTCTCCGGTGTTGTTCTCGCGCGGGGAAATTCGGATAGACGCCGACTTTGCTGAGTTCCTTGGCCTGTTCATGGGCGATGGATCGTTTCATTCTGGCGTGGTTTCGATCGCCTGCGACGCGCAGGACGAGGACGTAATCAGGGCTGCCGAGACCATGTTTGATCGCTACCTGGGTGGGGCGACTGCGCGCGTGACTGGGGAAAAGAAGGGCTGTGTCGAGATACGCAAGGCCAGTAACGGATTCATCGCGCCATTCCTGGCTTTAGGCGTGGTCGAGCGGCGGGCGCATGGCGGGCACAAGCGGCGCGTGCATGTTCCGCCCTACATCTTTCGGTCGCCGCCACACGTCGCGGCTGCATTCCTGCGTGGGCTGATTGAGGCTGACGGGTTCGCTGCGCGCGATGGCACGTCGATCAAGTTCTTTTCCAAGCACGGACACGTCGTTCGTGATGTGCAGCTGCTGTTGCTGGCATTCGGCATTGAGTCGCGCGTCACGCGCCAGGTCAAGCAAAGTCGCGGCTATGAGTACGTCGGCTGGGAACTGGCGCTGCGCGCTGATGGCGTGCGCAAGTTCGCCAAGGAAATCGGGTTCATTTCCAGGCGCAAGCAGGATCGGGCCAACCTGTCACTGACCAAGCGTGCGACGGGCAGCCCGTCCCGGTTCGATTGGACGGCCGAGATTGTTTCGATCGAGCCAGCTGGCGACCGAGATGTGTACGACATCACCACGGCAACGCATGAGTTCACGGCTGGCGGAATCGTGGTGCACAACTGCATCAATGAGCCGTTTAAGGTGTCCACCGATGGCGTGTACTTCGCCAAGCAGCTGACCATGGCCAGGCAGCAGGGGCGCATTGGCGCGCTGCCGATCGAGACGGGCGTGCCGGTCAACTCGTTTTGGGACTTGGGGGTCAACGACAACATGGCGATCTGGCTGCACCAGCGGGTGGGCCTGCAAAACCGGTTCATCGGCTTCAAGAAGGAGAGCGGCGAGCCGCTGTCGCACTTCTCGCGCTGGCTGATCGAGTGGGCCAACACGCACGGGGCCACGTTCGGCGCTCACTTTCTGCCGCATGACGCCGGAGTCAAGCGCATGGGCCTGCACCCGGATTTGAACCAGTCGGTCGAGGATATGCTGCGCGAGCTGATGCCGGGGCACCGATTCGAGATCGTCCCGCGTGTCACGTCGGTGCTGGCCGGGATTCAGGCGACGCGTGAGGCGTTCGCGTCGGCCTGGATCGACGAAGACCGCTGCGCCGAGGGGCTGGCCGACCTGAGCATCTACCGCAAGCAGTGGGACGACAAGCGCGGCACTTGGAAGGACGCGCCGTTCCATGGCCCGGAGTCCGACAGCGCGGACGCCTTTCGCCAGTGGGGGCAGGTGGTGGCCGCGGGCGGCCAGTTCGCCGCGTCGGTGGCAAAGCCGGTGAGCAGCGGCGGCAGTCGCTGGCGCGCCAAGCGTCGCGGCTCCGGGATGGCTGTGTAGGTTGCTCCCCGCGATTCCCGCATGGCCCACTCGCCCGGTCAACTTCCGGGCCTGCCATGGGAATCACAATCAACACCGCCAAGGCGCACAAGTGGCGCGCCAATGGTGAAGTCACGCAACTGCTGACCTGGGTCAACGGCGAACGCGCCATGGTGCTGCTGGCGACGCACCGCAAGGGCTCGCCGTGGTACGTGCTCATGGATTCGGCCGCGTGGGAATGCCTGCAGCCGCAGGGGCTGGCGGCCAAAGCCGTGAAGGCGGCTGAGGTGCTGGGCCTGGATGGCGGCGCCGCGCACATCGGCGGGATGATCGAATCCTGGCTGGATGACCTGGTGACGATGCCGAGCGCGCCCGAGGCCGAGCTGTCGAAGGCAACCTATGGCCAGCTGATCGCCAGGGCCGACGGCCAGATGATCGGTGGCGAGGAGCTGCGCGTGCCGGTGCGGGAGGGCGCAAGCTATGGCTGAGAACACGCGCGACGGCTGGCCGGATGGCAAATTCGACGGCACAGGGAACTCCAACACCATGCCGGCAATGACGGACAAGGCGCACGCGCTGGACAGCGAAGAGATGCAGCGCCTGCATTCCAAGCTGCTGTCCTGGTACTACACCGAGCGCGACCTGCAGGCCGAGAACCGCTCAGAGATGGAAATCGACGCCGGTTTCTACGACGGCATGCAGTGGGACCCGGAGGATGCGGCCATCTTGCGCGAGCGTGGCCAGATGCCGCTGGTGTACAACGAAATTGCGCCGATGGTGGACTGGATGATCGGCACGGAGCGGCGCACGCGGCTGGACTGGAAAATCCTGCCGCGCACCGAGGATGACCTGCAAGCAGCCGATGTCAAGACGGCCGGGCTGAAGTATCTGAGCGATGCCAATGCCATGCCGTTTGTGCAGTCGCAAGCGTTCGCCGAGGCCATGAAGGCTGGCCTGGGCTGGATCGATACGGGCCTGCGCGACGACCCGACGCAGGAGCAAATCTACGTCGAGTATGAGGACTGGCGCCGGGTGCTGCACGACAGCCGGGGATCGCAAAAGCTGACGCTGGATGATGCGCGCTATGTTTTTCGCTGGCGCCGGGTCGATCTGGATGTGGCCCTGGTGATGTTCCCGCACCGCGCCGCGCAGCTGGAGCGCGCGGCCGACGACATGCTGGCGCTGAACGACCTGGACGACGACGAGCCGCAGGGATGGGGTGGGCCGTGGGATGGCTACAACAACGCCCGCCAGCGCATCGCCGGGCGAACCAGCGTGAGCGGGGTCGATGCCAGCCACACGCGGCGCATGGTCAAGCTGATTGAGTGCCAGTACCGCATGCCAGCCAAGACCAAGATCGTGGCCAGCGGGACCTTCCAAGGGGCCATCGTTGGGCCTGGTGATGCGATCCTGGCCGAAGCGGTTGCAGCTGACCCGACGCTGACCCTGATCGACAAGGTGATGATGCGCGTGCACACTGCGATCTTCACCGAGGGCGACATGATCGCCCATGGAATCAACGCCTACCGCCACAACCGATTCAGTCTGGTGCCGATCTGGTGCTATCGGCGCTCGAAGGACCGGATGCCTTATGGGATGGTGCGGCGCGTGCGCGACATCCAGCAGGACATGAACAAGCGCGCCAGCAAGGCGATGTTCCTGCTGAACTCGAACCAGGTGATCATGGACGAGCAGGCGGTCGATGACATCGACGTGCTGCGCGAGGAGGTGGCGGCGCCCGATGGCGTCATCGTCAAGAAGGCCGGCAAGGAGCTGCTGATCCGCCGCGACAGCGAAGCGGCCAACGGACAGATCGAGATGATGGGTCTGGCGGCCCAGTCGATCCAGAAGTCGGCCGGCGTGGCGCAGGAGAACCTGGGCCGGCAGACCAACGCCGTCTCGGGAGAGGCCATCAAGGCGCGCCAGAACCAGGGAAGCGTCGTCACGACCGAGCCGTTCGACAACCTGCGCCTGGCCAAGCAGGCCATCGGCCAGCGCGTGCTCTCGCTCATGGAGCAATTCATGACGGAGGAAAAGACGCTGCGCATCACGGGCGCCAAGGACGCGATCGACTGGGTGAAGGTCAACGCGCTGGAGGTCGGCCCGGACGGCCAGGTGCGGGTGATGAACGACATCACGGCCAGCATTGCCGATTTCGTTGTGTCGGAGCAGGATTACGCCGGCACGCTGCGCCAGGTGATGTTCGACTCGATCAATGGCATGGCGCAGAAGGTCACGCCCGACGTGGGCCTGCGGCTGCTGACCATCGCTATGGAGTTCAGCGACCTGCCGAACAAGGACGAAATCGCTAATGCGTTCCGGCGCATCACCGGCGAGGCCGACCCGAACAAGAAGCTGACGCCCGAGGAGGAGCAGCAGGCCGCGCAGCAACAGCAGGCGCAGCAAGAGGCCATGGAGCTGCAGCGGCAGACGGCCATGGCAACGCTGGCCGAGGCGCAGGCCAAGGTGCGCCACATCAACGCCCAGGCGGCCGAGATCGAAGCGCGTGTCGGCGCAGCGCCGCCCACCGGCAACCCCGAGGCCGAGCAGGCGATGCAGGGCCAGATGCAGGAATCCATGAAGGCGCGCGCTGCTGCGGCGGACACGATCGACACGCTGAATGAGCGCATCGGCAAGTTGACCGCCGATCTGACCGCGGCGCGCACGCAGGCCGACAGCAGCGTGCAGGTGGCGCGCATCAACGCCGAGGCTCAGGAGCGCGTGGCCAAGATCAAGGCGGCGAGCGACGACATCCTCGACGCCATACAGGAGCGCATCGACAACGCCCTGCGCGCGGTGAACGAGACGATCAAGGCCGAGGCTGACAAGCGCGAGCGAGGGTTTGCCGCGCTCAACGAGAAGGTGACTGGCGCTGCCAAGAAGCCCACGGCGGACAAGCCCTGAAACGACCCTGGCGCCGCGCGATTCCAGCATGGCACCTTCCGATTTCCCCCAACCCTGAACCGATACAGGAGTGATTGAAATGGCTGCTGACACCGAAAAGACCCCCGGCATTTCCGCCGAAGAAGCGCACGCTCGCTCGCTCATGACGCCCGAGGAGCTGGAGATCATGGACTCCGGCCTGGGCGACGATGAGGATTCCGCCGAGGATCGCGATGACGGAGACGAAGACGAAATCGTCATCGTGGATCACAAGAAGGCCAAGGCCGACGAGAAAGAAGAAGACGGCGACGAGGATGATGAGGCCGATGACGAAGAGCCAGCGGAAGACGACGAGACAAAGGACGCCGCGGGCGCCGACGATGGCAGTGGCGACGGTACCGAAGATCCCAGCGATGCCCCTGCGCCGAAGCCGACCTATGTCCTGCCCGAGGATCATCAGGCGCGCCGCGAGGCCCTGGACGCCCGGTTTGCCGAGCTGGAAACCAAGTTCGACGAGGGCGACATCCAGCGCGCCGAATATGCCGCTGAGAACCGCAAGCTGATGCGCGAGCAGGCGGAACTGGATCGCCAGGAGATGCGCGCCGATACGGCGCTCGATGCCTATCAAGCGCGCGTGTCAGCCATGTGGAAGGATGCGTTCGACAAGCACATGGCCTGGGCAGCCACGGCCGAGGGCGGTGGCGTGAAGTACGGCCCGAGCGAGTCGCTGCGCGTCCTGCTCGGCGCCGAGGCCGACAAGATCGCCGGCGCGAACCCGAATCTGGCCCCGGCCGTCGTGTGGCGTCAGGCCGACGCCGCGGTGCGCGAGAGCCTTGGTTTGAGCATGCCGACCGTCGGTCAGGCCGCGACCAAGCCCACCGGGGATGATGAGGCCATCAAGAAAGCCAAGGCCGACAAGGCCAAGGCGCGCACGCAAGACAAGTCGCAGGTGCCGCAGAACCTGGGCGGCGTCACCGGCGAATCGGCCGAGTCGGACGTGAGCGGCAACGAGTTCGCCTACCTGGACAAGCTGCAGGGCGAGGCGTTCGAGGCAGCGTTTGCCAAGCTGTCGCCGGCCAAGCGCGAAGCCTACATGGCGATGGAATGACGCACACCGTGCGCCTGATCGACCTGCGCCCCGGCGATGCCGTCTCCGTGACGGGCGAAGCCAGGATCGAGGTCGTCCACAAATCGGGGCGCGTGACCCGCTTGCGCATCACCGCGCCGCCCGAGGTCGTGATCTGGCAGCACGGCGGCCTGGCCAACGATGCGCTGATGCGCGAGCTTGTGAAGTCCGAATCCCGCATGCCCCAATAGCGCTGCCCGCATGGAGCGCATGAGTGCCCTGACGGTTGGAATCCATCAACCCACAGGAGTAATTCATGGCTCGTACCATCGTCGGGGTCAACGACCCCAAAGCAGTCAAGAAGTACAGCGCCGCACTGGCGCTGGACGCATCGCAAAAGGCCTACTGGAACGGCCGTTTCATGGGCTCCGGCGCCAATGCCGAGGTGCCGCTGCAGGTCCACACGGACCTGGAGCAGGACGCCGGTGAGGAGATCAAGTACGACCTGCTGGCCGAGCTGCGCATGGAGCCGGTCGAAGGTGACGACATCCTCGAAGGCAAGGAAGAAAACCAGCGCTTCTACACCGACTCGGTGTACGTCGATCAGGCCCGTTGTGGCGTGAATACCGGCGGGCGCATGACGCGCAAGCGCACGATTCACAACCTGCGCGAGAAGGCCAAGCGCCAGCAGTCGGGCTGGTGGGCGCGCTTCTTCGATGAGCTGGTGTTCATCTACCTGAGCGGCGCGCGCGGAGTGAACGACAACTTCATCACCCGCCTGGGCTACGCCGGCCGTGCCGGCAACACCCTGGTAACGGCGGACACGAACCACTACTTCTGCGGTGGCTCGGCAACGGCGTTCAACAACATCGCCGCGGGCGACAAGATGGACCTGGCGCTGATTGACAAGCTGGTGACCCGCGCTGAAACGCAAGGTGGCGGCGCGACTGATGTGCCGGTGCTGCAGCCGTGCATGGTGGATGGCGAGGAGCACTTCGTGTTCGTCATGCACAAGTTCCAGGAGGACGACCTGCGCAAGGCCAGCGGCGGCAACACGTGGCTGGACATCCAGAAGGCACTGGCCACGGCGATCGGCCGCCAGAGCCCGATCTTCAAGGGTGGCTTGGGCATGTACCGCAACGTGATCCTGCACTCGCACCGCAACGTGATCCGCTTCAACAACGCGGGCTCTGGCTCCAACGTCGAGGCCGCGCGCTCCCTGTTCTTGGGCGCACAGGCTGGCGTGGTGGCTTTCGGCTCGCCCGGCACCGGCATGCGCTTCGACTGGAACGAGGAAACCCGCGACAACAACAACATGGTTGTCATCTCCACGTCGAGCATTTTCGGCGTGAAGAAAACCACCTATGTGACCGAGGCGGGCGCGCAGGACTTTGGCCTGTTCACCGCGGACACGGCGGCGGCCAGCCGCTGATGAACCACAGACCGGCGGTCAGCCGGTCTGGTCACATCAACCCATCATCTTCGGAGAACCATCATGGCTTTCGCAAACAAAAACGACGTCATCAGCAACCGCGTGCCGGCGCCGACGCCCGCGGACAACGACCTCACCATCCCCTCGTTCACGCAAACCTGCGTGCCCGCCGACTCGGCGCTCAACAACGTCGGAGTCATCGGCATCCTGCCGGCCGGCTACCTGCCCAAGTTCGCCAGCGTTGACTCTCTGGCGGGCCTGGGCGGCACGGCCGCGGTGTCGGTGGGCATCCTGAATGCCGCCGGCACCGACATCTCGACCGCTGCTGAGGACGGTGGCGCCGCGTGGCTGACCGCGCAGGCCGTCGGCAGCGCGGCTGCTGGCGCCATCACGCGCACCGCGGCCATGGCCAAGGTGAAGCGCTCGAACGTGGATCGCAAGATCGCCGTCAAGTTCACGACCGCGGGCTCTGCGGCGGGCGATCTGACGCTGAACCTGGCCTACAGCGCGAACTGAGTTTCAGCAGCAGCGACTTGGGGTTGGCGCGGCAAAGCGCTCTGCCGGCCCCTTTTTTGAACGGAGAACGATATGCGTCTACTGACCGAACTTCCCCCGCGCGTCGATGGCGTTGTGTTGCTGCAGGGCTCGCGCGAGTACGAATTCAAGCCCGCCGCTGATGGCCTGGCCTGCGACATCGAGGACGAGGCCGACTTGGCGCTGGCGCTGGGCTCTGGCAACTTCTACCCGGCCGACGAAGCCGATGAGAAGCGCGCCATGGAAATTGCCGAAGACACGGGCGAGGACGACCTGGACGACGACCTGGCAAGCGACGAAAACGCTCCACCCATCGAGGGGAATGCCGAACCCAAGCCAAAGCGCAAATACACCAAGCGGGCGCCCACCAAGTAGCCATGCGCCAACTTTCCGACTTGTACCCGCTGATCGTGCCGCACGTGCCAGGGGCGCCTGACCCCCTGATTCGTGCGCACTGCGCGCTGGCGGCTCGCCAGCTGTGCAGCGATCTGCGCTGCTGGTCGGAGTGGCTGGAGCCAGTGCTGGCTCAAGGGCCGGGCACGGAATACGACATGGATGCGCCGATGGGTGCGAACATCATCCTGGTCGAGCGCGTGACGATCGACGGCAAGGACGACCGCCTGGCGTCTTGGCGCACCTACAAGAACGATCCTTCCGTGGCCGGCGGCGACATGCTGGTGCCAACGTCGCACGTGGCGTTCCAGATCGGCAGCAGCGTGCCGGCCGGCTCCGAGATCCGCTTGCGCGTGGTGCTGGAGCCCACACGCGACGCGACCGCGCTGCCCGATCACGTGCTCGATCTGTACGGCGAAACCATCGCCAACGGCACCATCGCGTCCTTGATGCTGCTGCCAGGCCAGCCCTTCAGCAACCCGCAGGCGGCCGGTGTCTACGGCGGCGCCTTTGCCGCGGCTGTGGCGGGCGCCCATGCACGCGAATGGCGCTCGCGCACGAACGTGACGCCGCGCACGCGGCCGACGTGGTGCTGACATGACGATTGCGGCCTCCAGAATCATTGCCGACTGCCAGCGCGAGCTGCAGGACGTGGACGGCGTGCGCTGGCCAGCTGCCGAGCTGGTGGGCTACCTGAATGACGGCCAGCGCCTGACAGTGACCTTGAACCGCGGCGCCTCGGCAAAGAACGACGTTCTGACCCTGGCCGATGGCGTGGCGCAGCAAGCGCCCGCTGGCGTGGCCGAGGTCATGGACGTGCTGGCCAACGTCGATGGGCGCAAGCGTGCCGTTCGGCAGGTGGCCCGCTCGATGCTGGATGCCTGCGAGCCGGGGTGGATGGCCAAGACGCCGGCGGGCGAGGTCGCGCACTTCATGAAGGATGCGCACCTGCCCACGCAGTTCGAGGTCTATCCGCCCGCGCGCGCCGGCGTACACGTGCTGTGCAAGCTGTCCATGGAACCGGTCGATGTCGCGCTGCCGGCCGGCCCGACTGCCGCCGCGGTGCTGGGCGACGTGTCCCTGCGCGACGAATTCATTGAGCCGCTGCGCAACTACGTGCTGTATCGCGCTTGGTCGAAGGACGCTGAGTACGGCGGCAATGCCGCGCTCGCGCAGGCGCACTACGCGCTTTTCAATGCCGCGCTGGGAGCCGATGTCGCGGCGGCCACCACGGCAAACACCAAATCCCCCGCTTAACCACTGGAGCACACCCATGATTTCCAACGCCTTTGCCAACGATTTGCTGAAGTTGATCTTCAACGCCACGGGCATCGCCAACCTGGCTGACAACGCCGGCAGCTCGCCTTTGACCAACTTGTACATCGCGCTGCATACGGCTGATCCTGGGGCCGCAGGCAACCAGTCCACCAGCGAGGTGACGTACACCGGCTACAGCCGCCTGTCGGTGGCGCGCGGCGCGGGCGGGTTCACGATTACGGCCAACGTCATGAACCCGGCCGCGACGATGGAGTTCGGCGAAATGACCGCCGGCACAACGCAGACTGCCACACACATGACCATCGGCACGGCGACGAGCGGCTCCGGCAAGGTGCTGTTTCGCTTCACGATCTCGCCGTCGATTTCGATTCAGGTCAACACGGTGCCGCGCCTGCGCACCACGACGACGCTGACCGCTGTCACGAGCTGATCGACATGTCGGCTCTGGCAGACCTTGCCCTGGCCGAGATCGCGGATGCGGAGCTGGCGTTTGACAGCCGCTGGTATGTCGAGGTGGCGGCTGTGTCCAATCCGTCGTTCGCGGCTCAGTGCAGCCTTGGGCTGGCCGTGTACGCGGCCGGCAGCGCCGCGCTGGGCGTGAGCGAGCAAGACCACCTCTCGCAAGTCATCACCCAGCCGGCCACGGCCGAGGCGCAGTTCACCAGCGGCGCCGAGGCGCAGGCGGTGGCCAACATCGCCGCGATGCAGACCTGGAGCTGGGTGGCTGCGGGGGGTGGCTATTGGGTGGCGTTGTCTGAGGGCGCGGCCGCCTGGAGCTGGAACGCCGCCGCCGTGCCGGTGAACAACGATGAGTTTGGCATCGCCACGTGGTCGTGGAGCGGGGGCGCAGTGGGCCAGGCGTTCGCCCATGGCGCGGGCTTGGCTGTGCTGGCCTTCAGCGCGCAACCCGTGATGCAGACCCTCGTTCAGGCGACAAGCGCGAGTGTCTGGAGCTGGGTGCCGCAAGGCCGGGTGTCCGCCGTGCAAAGCGAGCGTGCGGATGACGCGCTGGCGTTTTCTGCCACGGCCAAGGCAGCGTCGGCCCGCATGCTGGACGGCGCGGCGCAGTGGGCGTTCGCGGCCACCTGCAGGTTGCAGGCGTGGCACAACTCACAAGCACAGGCAAGCTGGGGCTTCACGGGCGGCGCGGTGGGCGGGCTCAAGTCGCTGCTGGGCTTGGCAGGCGTGGACCAGATGGCCTTCACGTCAGGCGCCGTGCCATGGCCGATACAGGCTTTTGATGCGCGCGCGAATATGGGCTTTGCCGCCACGGCCCGCCTCAGCGCGGTGCAAGGGTTTGACGCGCTGGCGAGCTTGCTGTTCGAGCCCATCGCGGCGCCAGGCAACTCGGTCTACAGCTCCCTGCCCCGTGCGCGCGAGGGCTTTGTGGTGCCCGCCGCGATCGAACCCTGGCGCGTGGCGCCCGACCCCGAACTGGAGGAAGTGTGATGGCCCTCGTTGGCAAGGACACCAAGCAGCCCGACGAGGTGCTGGATTGGGATGTGGATTTTGGCGACTGGATGCGCCCAGGCGACACCATCGACACAGTAACGACCAGCGTGCGCGTGCTCTCTGGCCCGGCCACTACGCCTTTGATTGTGGATCAGGTGCAGAACACGACGACGCTATCCAAAGTGTGGCTGTCCGGCGGCGCCAGCGGCGCCAAGTACCGCGTCGAGCTGGAAGTGCGTACCGTCGTCGGGCGCGTGAAAGAGGCCGAGTTCGACATTGCGGTAAAGGAGACTTGAGATGGCGCAGAAATTTGCCAACGCCGCGCGAGCCGCCTTGAGCGCTGGCATTGCCGCTGGCGACACCACGCTAACTTTGGATGATGGCGCGGACTTCCCGGAAGCGACGGTTGGCACCGGCGCGCTGTCTTCGGGCGACTGGTTCAAGATCGTGCTGCAGGACACGTCCGGCATCGAGATTTGCTACGTCCGCACGCATGCCGTGGCGACGACGCCAAACACCCTAAGCAACGTGATGCGCGGGCAGGAGGACACGACGGCGCGGGCTTTCTCGGCTGGGTCGGTGGTTGGCCTGCGCATGACGGCGGCCGACATCGACAAGCTGGCCGGGATCGAAGCCGGCGCGCAGGTCAACACGGTTTCCAGCGTTGCCGGCAAGACCGGCGCCGTGACGCTGGCCAAGGCCGACGTGGGCCTGTCCAACGTGGACAACACCAGCGACAGCGCCAAGGCTGTGCTGTCGTCAAGCAAGTGGACAACGGCGCGCACCTTTACGCTGGGCGCGACGGGCAAGTCTGTGGACGGCTCAGGCAACGTCACTTGGACGCTGGCCGAAATCGGCGCAGCAGACGATACCGCAGTGCTCAAGCTGACCGGCGCGCAGACCGTTTCCGGCGTCAAAACCTTCAGCAGCCGCAGCGTGCACGCCGGGGCCTACACGCCCAGCCTGACGCCTGCGCACAGCGCCACGCCCACGTTTGATTGCGCCGCCGGCAACGTGTTCGAGCCGGGTGTGGTGACCAGCAACATCACGTCCATGACGATGAGCAACCCGGTGGCCGGCCAGACGGTAAACGTCATCCTCAAGCAGGACGCCACGGGTGGCCGAACGATTGCCGTGCCCAGCGGCGCAAAGATCGACGGTGCGCCCAATACCGGGGCCAACCGCATCAACGTGCTGGTGATGCAGTACTACGGGGCGGGCTCGATCTGGATTGGCAACTGGCTGGTGATCCCATCATGACCTTTGCCGTCCGCATGATCGGCTGGTCAAAGAGCGCCTTCGTCTGGCGCCCGACGATCAGCTCAGACGTCACCAACTGGGTGCTGTACTCGCAGGCCATCGCAGCCGGCTGGGACGGCGTTGTGCCGCTGGACGCTATCGTCACGGTCAATAGTGGAATCGTGTTGTCGGCCGACAGCACCAGCCAATACGGCTTTGACACCGGCAGCGGCTTCCCGGCTGGCAGCACGCTCAAGCTCGTCATGCCGGGCTACGT